AATTTGGAAAATTAAATTTAGGTGAAAGGCGAAGATATTACAAAAAATAGGTGGCAGAATGAAATTAGAAGTACAAAAATTTGGCGGTCGAGGTGCCATAAGTGGAAGTGTTAGAAATACCTGGACAAATAAATATATTAATAGAATAGCAAATGTAATGTCAAAATTAGGCATAACGCAAGGGCAATATGAAAATAATAAAAGTGTCGGAAATAGATTATATATGAATATAATTGGCGAAATAAGTGATAATTATGAACGTGAAACAGGCTTGACTAGTTTTGGGCAAACACAAGAATTTGAAAGATATGTTAAAAATTATGATATTGATAATTATGTAAAAAATGATGAAATATCAAAAGAATATTTAGACAGATTAAAAAAGAGGAGATAATATGAAATTAGAAATACAAAAATTTGGTGGGCGTGGTGCTAGTTCTAGTATAGATAATTCAACTTGGGGTAAATTAAAAAAACTAGGTAATTTTACACAAGAAGGAATACCACAAGTACAAATGGATGGAGAAAAGGCAAGAAACTTCATTGAAAATATACCATTTAAAGAATATTATCAAACAACACCTGAACAACTTGATAAAGAACCAATAGCATTAGTTATATATTCAAATGGGCAACCATATATGAATATTTATGAAAATAGAGCGTCATTAATGAAAAGTGTTAAAAATGAATATGGTGGTTTTAAACAAATAGGTGACGAACCAAAAATAATTATGAATATGAACAATGAATATTTTTTAACTAGAAGCAAATATGGTAAAGGTGGATGGGTTTGGCGTGATGCTAATGGCATTGATGTTAAAGGTAGTAAATCAAGAACATTTAGAAAAAGAGCAGGAGAAATATAGTAATTAAATAACAAGGGGAAAAAAGTAATATGGAAATAAGGAGGTGATATAGTGGCTAATGAACAAAACTTAATACCTCAAGCACACGAATTAACTGTCGAAGAAGCGAAGAAGGGTGGCATTAACTCTGGAATAGCAAGAAGACAAAAAGCCACTATGTTATCTACACTAGAGAAATTGTTAGATGAAAAGAATAAAACAAGTGGCAAAACTTATAGAGAATTAGCAACACTAGGTTTAATAAAAGGTGCAGTAAATGGTAGTAGTAAAAACTATGAGATAATACAGCAACTAATGGAAAAGCAAGAAGCAAAAGAACAAGATGATGATGCAATAGTTATACTACCAGCAAAAGATGTTGCAAGTTCATTTGTTGATATTAATAGAAGCATAGATGATAGAGAATATAGAGAATACTATTTAGAGGGTGGGCGTGGTTCTACTAAATCATCATTTATAAGTGAAAAGATTATAGAACTACTTGAAAACAACCCTAAAATGTGTGCAGTAGTATTAAGAAAAGTAAAAGACACATTAAAAGATAGTGTATTCGCACAATTAGAATGGGCAATAGATATACTAGGTGAAACATATTCAAAAGTAAAAGATAATTGGAAACTTACTAAAAGCCCACTAGAAATGACTAATATTAAGACAGGACAAAAGATATACTTTAGAGGTGCTGATGATTATGGAAAGATTAAATCATTAAAGACACCAGCCAATATGTATGTAGGAATAACTTGGTATGAAGAATTTGACCAATTTAATGGAATGAATGAAGTGCGTAAAATAAATCAATCATTAATTCGTGGTGGTGAAGACTTTATACAATTTTATTCATACAATACACCAGCAAGTAGTTTACATTTTGTTAATGTTGAAAAGTTAATACCAAAGCCAACAAGATTAGTACATTTAAGTGATTATAGAAATGTACCTAAAAAATGGTTAGGACAAGCATTTATAGATGAAGCAGACTTTTTAAAAAGTGTTAATGAGAAATTATATCAAAATGAATATTTAGGCTTAATGACTGGCACAGGTGGAAATGTATTTGAAAATATTGAATTAAGAGAAATAACAGACAATGAGATAAACACATTTGATTATATTTATATGGGGCTAGACTTTGGATACTTCCCAGACCCTCTTGCTTGGACAAAATGTTCTTACAACCCAAATCAAAGAACTTTATATATATTTGATGAATATGTTGTAAACAAAATGAGCAATGCTGATGTATGGGAACATTTAAAGAGTGAAAAGGGAGTGAAAGAAGATGACTTAATAATAGCAGATAGTGCTGAACCAAAATCAATAGGAGATTTCAAAGCATATGGAAGTTGTATGCGTGGTGCTGAAAAAGGTGCAGGAAGCGTTGAATATTCTATGAAATGGCTATCAAGTTTGGCAAAGATAGTAATAGATGTTAATAGATGCCCAACAACAGCACAAGAGTTTTCAACTTATGAATATCAACAAGACAAAGATGGCAATTATATTAGTGGTTATGTAGATGCAAATAACCATTGCATAGATAGTGTAAGATATGCGTTAAATAATATTTGGAAAAAGAAAGGACAATAAAAAATGTTTAAAAGTATAATTAATTATATCTTAAATAATATTTTTAAGATTAAAACACAAACAACACAAAAAGAAATAGATGAAAATAGCGTATATGCTAAAATATATGAGCAAATAGATAATATTAATTTTGATGCTATATTTAGTAATAAACTAGCAAATTATGTTGTTAGTGATAGCACAATGGACATTGAGGGCGAAAATGCTAGAGTTGATTTGTTAAATAAAACAGGTCAATCAATGTGGAAGAAAGCAAAAAAGATAGTATCAATGGGCTTTGGTTATGGTGGTATAGTATTAGTACCTTATGTAAAAAGTGGTAAAATATACTATAATTTAGTACCACAAGATAGATTAACAATAGATGAAATGGATGGCGAATTAATTACTGGTGCAACAATACTAGCAGAAAAGAAAACTATAACAGGCACAGTTAATTCAACTACTTATTTAAGATGGACTAACTATCAAATTAAAAATAATAACTTAACTATTACACAACAATTTAGTGATGAAAATGGTAAAAAGATACCAGCACCAGATTTTTGGAAAGATATACAAGAAGTTATGACAATAACAAATGTTGATAGAGTACCATTTGGTTTTATTAAGTCACCAGTAAATAATAGAAAAGCAAATGATAGATATGGAGTACCTATTACTTATGGATGTGAAGCAACAATACTTGAAATAAGACAAACATTAAAACAAATAGTAAGAGAATATGAACTAAAAGAATGTTTTGTTGGTGCCGATGCAACAATGTTTAATGGCAAAAATGGACTACCAGCAAATGGAATATTTAGAAAGATAGATAGTACAAGCGATGATTTCTTTGAAGTATTTGACCCACAATTTAGAGATTATACAACAAGATTACAAGAACTTTATAAGAGATTAGAACACGAAATAGGAACAAGCTATGGAATATTAAGTGAAGTTGATACATCACAAGCAACAGCAACAGAAATAAAAAGAAGTATGTATGATACATTTACAATATGTGATGATATGCGTTCAAACATAGAAAAAGGAATAGAAGATTTCTTTTATGCTTGTAATGTACTAGCAAATGCATATAATTTAAGCCCTATAGGTGAATACAATTTAAGTTTTGAATGGTCATATAGTTTACTTGAAGATACACAACAAGAATGGTCACAATTAATATATGCACAAAATCAAGGCATAGTAAGTAAAGTAGAATTAAGACAATGGTTAAAACCTGATGAAACATTAGAAGAAAGTGAGAAAGCAATACAAGACATTGAAGCAAGTGAACCAAGTATTGAACAAATGCTTGGTAATAATAAAGAAGAATAGTCGAGGTTGCAATGAAGATAATAAAAAAAGATTTAGGGGAAGAAATAAAGAAAATAACAATTATACCTATAAGTGATGTACATATAGGAGATAAGACATCTAATTTAAAAGCATTTAGAGATACTTTAGAAAGAATAAAAAATGAACCTAATACATTTACTATACTTAATGGTGATTTATGCAATATAGCACTTAAAAATAGCAAAAGCGATGTTTATAGTGATGAACTAACACCAATGGAACAAGTATTACAAATAATTAAGTTTTTAGAACCAATAAAAGATAAGATACTTGTTATGAGTAATGGAAACCACGAAGACCGCATAACAAAAGATACTTCTATCGATGTGTTATATTTAGTTGCAAAGCAATTAAGAATAGAGCAAGTATATAGCCCTAGTTGGTGGTATTTATATCTAACATTTGGAAAGTGCAATAAAAATAGACCTATGTTATATACAATAAGCGGTTATCACGGCTTTGGTGGTGGAACAACAAGTGGTGCAAAAATCAATAAAGTTAAAAAGATGAGTAATGTTGTATTAGCAGACTGCTATATAATGAGCCACGTTCACGAACCAATTAATACAAAAGGCGTAATATTTGTACCAGATTATCAACACAAATGTGTAGTAAAGAAAGAAATGTATTATTGTATAAGTAATGCTTTTGTTGAATATGAAAATAGTTATGCTGAAAAAATGGGTTTAACACCCAGCAATACAGGACTAAATGAAATAGAATTAGATGGAACTAAAAAAGGAATAAGATTAATATTATAGGAGGTATTCCTATGTTGAGTGATGAAACATTAGAGAAAGTTATAGAAATAATTGTTAGGAGAATAGAAGAAGGCAACACTTATACATTAGAGCAAATAGGTAAATCATTAAATAAAATAGGCACTTTAACACCAAGCAAAGCACAAGAACTAGGGCAGATACTTAAATATGGTGGCGATTATGATAAAATCACAAAGAAACTAGCACAAATAACAAAGAAAAATGTTAGAGATATAAAAAAAATATTTGAAGAAGTTGCAAAAAAAGATTTAAGATTTGCAAAACAATTTTATGATTATAGAGGCAAAAAGTTTACACCTTATGAACAAAATGGTGCATTAAAAAGACAAGTACAAGCAATTTCTAAAATTATGATAGATGATTATATATCAAGAACAAAAGCACTTGGTATCACAATGAAAGATACAAAAGGTAATGTTGTATTTAAAAAATTAAATAGTGCATATAAAGATGCAATGGATAGAGCAATTTTAAGTGTTTCTCAAGGCAAAAGTACATTTCAAGATGAATTATATAGAATAGTTAAAGAGATGGGAAATAGTGGCTTAAAATCACTTGTATATGAAAGTGGCAA